TGTGTCCATCTAACTACATCTTCCCACTCTTGGTCGCCTTGTCTTACAAGTGGACCTAAAGGTTCTTTAGATATAATCTCTGGTAATACTATCCAATCTTCTGGATTTTCTGCACCTGATCTAGCACTTGCTAAACCAGAAGCGTCTGTTGTAAATACATCACACTCGCCTGCAAATAATTTTGCTTTTGCGTCTTTATTTCCTTCAACATATATTGGTCTATATGCCATATTGTTTTCTGCAAAATAGTCATTTAAGTTTAATTCAGATGTAGTTTCTTTTGTTATACAAACAAACGCACCATTTAAACCTTTAGCACTTTTAATTCCTAATTCTGTTGGTATTAAAAACCCTTGACCATCATAGTAATTAACACCTGCAAACTCAAACATTAAGTTTACATCTCTACTAATTGTCCATGTAGTATTTCTTGCCAGTAAATCAATTGCACCAGAAGCTAATGTTGGAAATCTTTGAGCAGCATTTAATCCTACATACTCTACTTTAGTTGCGTCACCAAATATAGCAGCTGATACTGCCTTACAGAAATCAACATCTAAACCACTCCAGTTTCCACTCTCGTCTTGTGCTGAAAATCCTGGTAAGTTAGCATTAACTCCACAAATTAAATAACCTCGTTCTTTTACTGTTTGAAGTAAACCGATTTCTTTAACTACTTCTACTTTTTCTTTTTTGTTAGTGAATACTACTGCTAATACTATAGCAACTAACATTACAACAGCAATAATATTTTGTATATTCTTTTTAAAATTCAATTTCATAATTTACCTATTTCGTTAATACTTCAGTTTTCTTTTCTTTCTTTTTTTCTGATAATGATTTGGCAGTTCCACCTAATTTTAAACTACCTGATTGATCTGGCATTTTGTTTTTAATACTAATGATATTACCATCAGCGTCAACTTCTGCCATTGATGGACCACAGATAACTCGTCTTCCATCTTTTTTTCTTTCTATTTCTCTTTTGTCTTTCATACAATCCATAAGACCGTCATACTTAACAAATTCAGATGATGTATCTGTTACAATAAACATTGTAATAATTGTAACTAATGTAGCTGCGTCCATTATTGCCCTCCGTGACCATTTGCTATTTTGGTCTCTCTAATTTTGTCCTTTAATTCTTCTACGTCAGCTAGAACCTTATCCATATCTTTTTGTAATCTCTCAATGTTAACTGCATTGTTCATCATATTCTGTAAATCTTTTTGGATTTGTTCTACTTGACCACTTAAAAATTCTATTAACATGAATTGCTCGGAATCGGCAGGTGGTGATCCTAAATCCCCACGTGGCCATTTTATCCTAAACTCATTGTTCTTTTCTATATCTACACCAAGCGCTTCTTCAGCTTGTTCTAAATCTTTTGTAAGTAAGGTTGTATTCGTTTCTAATTTATTTAATCGCTCAATCACACCGAAGTAAGCCCAAACTCCCATAGCTACTGCTCCAACAATAGCAATTAAGTTTTTCATTGGCATACTGACAGCAGTGCTATCTGATATATCAAGTCTATTTTTCATCTTTTTCCTCTAGATCACCTTCGTAATACTCTTTATATTTATCTAGTAAATCATTTGTAATTTTCAATTGATTTCTGATTTGTGCAAAATTCTTTGCTAATAGTTCAAAATCTTTATCTGTTAGACCCCATAGTACAGGATCAATGCCTTGTTCCTCTAGTTTTTTAAACACTTCCTCAGCGTTCTCACTAGTGATAATAATCCATCTTAAATTCTCTAACTCTAGTGGTGTGGGTTTGTTCAGATTGAGTTTTTCTCTAGGAACTTCTTTCTTAAATATCTCTAATTGTTTTACACCTGAGCAACCTGATAAAAATATACACAGCATTAATGGTACTGCTACTATCCAGGCAAGTCTGTATGTTTTATCTTTAGTATGGGACATAATTTGGGTTTGCAATACTTGGGCACTCACTATTAATTTCAGACTTCTTTGTAGCAGTCTTTTCTTTTTCTGTTAAAGGCGCCCCACTTGCAATCTCAACACATCTCATAGCAAGTGCTGACGCACCGTTTGTAATTCTTTCAATAGACTCTGTTTTCTGTATGGCTAGTTTGCCAACATCTCTATTCTTCTTGTTAAATCTTTTATCTAAATCTTCTAGGTCTTTCTTTAATAAACCAACTAACTCGTTCATCTTCTTGTTAGCGTTTAGTATTTCTTCAAAATCTTTTTTCTGACTAGTGATAAGTTCTTGTTGTTCAGCGACTGCTGACTCTAATTTGATTTGATTTGCTTTTAATATAGCATTATCTGATCTTAACTTCATCACGTAAATGCCAGCGCCGATAACGGCGCTAGCAAGGATTCCAATTAAAAATAATCTAATTCCTAACATGATTAACTGTAGTGTACCTCTTTGTGCCATATTGACCATGCACCCCAAGCGATAGCTGCCCATGCAGCTAACTTAACAAAAGGTCCACCAAGTATTATTAATACACCGAGTGCGATTAAACTTGCACCTGACCATGATGACATTTCTTTACATCTATTTTTTAACCAATTAAACATAAGATTTCTCCTTATTATTTGATTTGTGCGTTTCTTTTTCTATGACCATTCCAGGCAACAAAGCCACCTAGTCTTAACGACCAGTATGCTAAATAGTTCATAAAATAGAAACCGTTAACTTCAATATTAATATCTCTAAAGATTTCGTCTGATCTCTTTTGATCTACTAATAGAAGTTGGCCTTTCTTATCTGCTGGTTTACAAGCAGCATACTTGTACATATAATCATGTACAAGACCACCAATTAGTAACACGCCAACTGGTGAGAAAAACGTTCTTAAAAATTTAGGTATACTTGCACCGTCAAATGAAAACCCTTTTGGGATTACATATTCTGTGCCATTCATTGTATATTTAAAATCTTTAAGTATAACCCAGTTTCTTGTACCTAACAACCACATGATGATACCTTTCCAAAAGCCTTTGCCTTTAGTTTTAATTGGTATAGGTTGTAGGTGTGGTAATTCTGTATAAGAAAAATTAAGATTATTAGTCTTTCTTTTATCTAATAAATTTATAGCAAATCCTATTATAACAAATAAGATTAGTAGTGACCATTGCCAAAACTTCATTGCCAATGCGATTATAAATTCCATATTATTTACTCTCCTTTATTTATCTATAAAATTAATAATATTATTTAAATCTGGTGCAGTATCTAATTCAAGTGCTTTTTTGCTCTTATATTGATACTGGTATCTTGTTGCCTTACCGATTGTTTGTATTACCGTAGGCCAAAATTTTAATTCAGGTATAACAGGATGCCAGACTTCTTTCCATCTTTTACCTTTTGGGAAACAAACACAATAACCTGTATCATAACCTCTTTGTAAAACACCACCCATTATCATTTTTAAAAACATAGCTATTTCTAATGCACCTGACTCTCTATTCCATGTATTCATATGCTCGTAATCAGCAAATTCCCATACACTTTTACCATCTGTTTCCTCTAGTCCTTCACTAGTATTATCATCGGAATGATACTTATTAGGATAACAAACTCTTGGTGTTGCAATCAATGTCCAAGGTGCTGTTCTTATATGTATCAACCCTATACTATTATATTGCATAGCATTTTCTTTGCCATATTCTTCATCATCAATTCTTTGTTTATGACTCTCACATATCTGCCATATTTTTTCACTACGTTCCTTATTAGGCCCTAAAATATGTATTTCATAACCAAATGCTTTTCTAAAAGATGTAACTAAAGGATATGCTTGTTCAATTATCTCTAGTATTTCACCTTTAGTAGGTATAGTTTTAACAGAATAAACTGCTGGATGCTTTCTTTTATTATATACCTCTTCTAATACATTCATTTTTTCTTTTTACTTGCTGTGACCATAGGTTTAATTGTTCCCAACCCTGGTCCTTTTGCTGTTGCTGTTAATTGAGGCATTGTTACAGCATATCTTTTGTTTGGGAAAAATTGAGCACCACCTAACGAGTTTTGAGGTTTTAATGTGCTACTAGGTCCGATACCGAACCCTCTCATATATTCTCTTAATTCTTTATAGGTTTTCATACGTACTTTGATAGTAATTCTGAAGCAACTTTGTTTCTAAAATCTTCTGAAACTGTAGATTTTATTTGATTATCTACAACGTATCTAAATGCTGTCATAGCAAATTCTTCAGTATATGTACCTTTTTCTTTTTTTGATTTGATATTGTTTACTATAGGTTTAATTTGATTTTCTTCTATCTCTTGGTTAGACTCAATCTTATTAATTAAATTTTCTACTTCAACTTTATCATAGTCTTCACGTCTTAATAGACTAGTTAATTCTTTTTTCTTTTTCTTTACATGTACACCAGGTTCTGCGTCTGGTGGCATTGCAAGATTTGATCCATCGCCTACTGCATTTGCAGGCGCTTCTTCATTATACCCTGCTTTTACAGGCATACCTTTTTTAATCATACGTGATAATGCAAGACCAGATATAAAAGGTATCTTCTTTCTTCTTAAAGCGTCTAACGCTCTATCAGGTATTCTGTCAAATATTTTTCTTAACTTATTTGCCTGATCTATTGAAATTGTTTTATCTTTCAAGTCTGCATATTGTCTTGCCAACATGTCTATTTGACTATCAGAAAATTCTTTAAAGGTTTTCATTAAAATTTTACCCTCTCTATGTTGTCCTCTGATACTATAATTTGTTTTTTAGTATCTTCGTTTATTACATGATATAGATTTACACCAAATAAATTATCAAAAGGTTTCTGATTTTCAGTTGTATATACTACATCACCTACATCAGCAGTTTGATCACCATTTAAATCTTCTAATCTGTCAATCATTATAAATCTACCTTCTGGTAAGAAATCAAACCCTACAGACTCTTTTAAATCGTCATCATAAGCAATCAAATCATTTTCAATAAGATGTTTGTATAAACCTCTTTCTAATTCTACAGCGTTAATATCTTTATTCTCTTTTAGCAATAGTGCCAAAGCAGTTGCGTATGAGGCAAACTTTGATTTACCACCAGGCAATAATCCTAGTAGTCTTTTCAAATTAAATACAAATCTATGTAGTATAGTATAAGAATCTTTTTCTTTAGCAGACTTTAACGATCTTGCTTTTCTCAATACTTTACCATTGTCATCAATTATACCTAACTTATAAGCGTCATGTTCCTTCCAAGGAGTAACTAACATTTTAATTACCCTATAAGTTATTAATAAATCTATTGCTCTTCCCATTATAATTTCTCCAAACTTGATAACAAAGTTTTGTTAATCTTCACAGTTGGCAACTCATCTTCACTTACTACATTTAAATATTGTAAGAAAGTTTTTAGTACAGACCAATACTCTCTTTCAATCTTAAATAATAATAATGTAGCCGCAGCCTCATTACCAAAAACATTTGTCAATACTATAATATGATTTAATACTAATCTAGTTTTCAGTTCACCTGTGGTTTTATATTTACGAAATAGACGTTTAAGATATTTAAATCTTTTCACATCTTCATAAAACTCCTGTTCACTATCTAAATTAGGAACATTGTAGTTTTTTATAGCGTAAAATAACCAATTCTTCTTTGTTATCTTATCAAACATTAGCCAAGCTCTGCATAAACTTTAACAGCGCCGTTCTCTAATGTTTCGTATCTACCTTTTAGTTTTAACTCTTTGCCAACTTTATGACTAATTCCATCATCATTTATGTCAGAGCCGTCAGTATCTTTACCGAAACGACCACCATTAAATACTAAAGCACTTTCAAAGTTACCTTTTTTGTCGTCAATTGTTATTGAGTCTTTTAATTGTACTCCTATGCTACCTAATCTCGCTTCTAATTGAGAAAGAGCAGCCTCAGGTTGTATGTACTCCTTATCAGCAATAGAGCCAACAAAAGCATTTACTCTTTGTAAGATTGCAGGTTCATGTATATTGTGAGCACCCATTGATCCATCTTCTACTGAAGATTGATGAGGTGTTCCAACGCCCATAGTTCCGCCTTCTTTTATGTGTTGTTTAAATGTTTTCATTTTTCTCCTCGTTTAACTTCGTCTTTTAATTTTTTAAAAGTTTTGCCTCCACACAGGTCTTCTTCAGCGTCTTTTACTTCCGCTTCTTTTAACTTATCAAACTGACCTTCATGTGGTGTATTGTCAGCAAGTTTTTCTATAAAGCTATCCCTATCTTCTTTCATTTACTTTTCTCATTCAATAGTTGAGCCTCTTCTTTCGGTTTAATATCAAGTGTAGGTTTATCGTCAGGTTCTTTAGCATGTGTACCATCATCCCTACCTTGTTCAGCGTCAAATTTAATCATTCTTTCAACCTGTTGAAGAGCACCATGTACAGCATTTAAATTATTCTTCATCTGTGCTATTTCTTTTTCAACCGATTGTATTTTGCTATTCATTTCATTGAAAGACTTTTGTAATACAAAACGTTCTTTCATCAATGTTTGTGTAGTAATACCCATAATATTTCCTTATATAAATTATGCAACTACGAAACCATGTCCGCCAATTACATTCCAGTTTGAATTTTTAAATATACATACAACAGTTTCACCTTGAGCATTCAAAGTAATAGTAGTACCACCACGTAAGTTAGTTGGTGTAATTACTACGTTATTTGTATTAGATGTTGATGTGTTTATAAAAATCTTAATTTGTCCATCAGAACCATCTGCTAATGAAATAGCACCAGTTGATGATGTTGCGTTTATTTCAGTCACAGCACTTGTTACGTTTGCAACCTGTGATGAAGCGTCAGCAGTTATTGATTGTGAAGTTTGTGCTAAACCTAACCAAGAAGGTATATTGTTAAACACATTCTCTGCTGATATTTTTTTATTGATTGGTGTACCTGACGGATCGTCAACTACATGGAACAAGTCAGCCGTAGCCAACGAGTCACCTAAATCGGTCAATGCCGTTATTTTCTTGTCTGCCATTTATTCTCCTTTAAACCCTTTCGGGAATGCTACTCTAGGTATTTGCCTAGATCACTTTGTTAATATATTTATAAGGGCGGATTGACCGCCCCTAAATTGTTAATAATTATGTTCTACTACGCCGTTACTGTATGTGTAACTCTTATACCAGCAGCAATAGTTCTTTGCGAATTAATAGTACCTGAAGCTGTATCTTTGATTGTTGCTCCACCTGGTAATGTTACTGCGTCATGTAGAGCAGTTCCTAATGAAAGAACTTGATTAGCTGCAAGTGTTTGACTCGCTACTGTAAATCTCTTTCTGTTAGCTGTTGAACCAGTTGCAGTATAAACACAATCGTGTGTTCCACCACCACTATTTACAACTTTCATTACTGGTGCTCCAGTAACTGTAACTGCTTCATCCCAAGTTATCTCTATTAAAACTGTTTGACTAGATGAACCAGCTGATAAGTCTGTAGCTGCAGTAGTGCCTACTATAAATCTTACATTTGTAATAGTTGCTTCCTGAAGTCCAGTACTTGCTGATGTACCTGCAAGTCCTCGTATAGCGACCAAGACTTCTGGTTGTGCGTTGGCATTATCGCTGCCAGACGCTTTAGTACCAGCTCTTTGTACCCAACCTGAATTGGTTGCGTAAACATCTTGCTTTTTATACTGGGAGTTCTCGTTAGTAGATAAATTTTTTGGTTTATTTGTAGCGGCATCCGCTCCTTTTTCCCATAAAGACATATCTTTTCTCCTTTTAAATTAATTAATTAATTATTGTTATATAACTAGTACTATTTATAAGATTAAAAGCCTAGTCTTTTGAGTTGGGCGATAGTTTTTGATGTATTTGTGTGATGTATTGCCTTACCACCTGCATTGATAAACTCTCTTACGTTCTTTTCGTAATCATCAATGAGAATAGAAGGATTGCCTTTTTTGGCAAAGAGTTTCTTTTCTTTTCTTCTTACTAGGTTTATCTTTGATCTATTAGATATACCTGCATTTTTATTTAACCATTTAGTCTTACCAGGTATACAGTTAGGGTCATAAGACTCTTCTACGTATGCTGATAATATATGAGGATCAAATTTTGATATGTAAGACCATAGTTGTCTGCCACCAGACATCCAAGGTAGTGTTGACCAGAAGTCTTTTTTTGCTTTGATGAGTGACCACTTCTCTCTACTTGACGGTATATTCATCCATTTATTGATTGACATACCTGTAGTTCTCTGAGCGCCTGTTTTAAAGTCTGCCAGTACGCCATCCATGTCGCAATATATGATAGGTTTACTCATAGTGTTTCCTTATACTATTATACTATCATATAATAGTGCTTTTGTCAATTGACAAATTGTCGCAACTAGATAGGTCTCGCTGATGGTTCAAGGTCTATAACTGCAGCTTTTTCACCTGTATCTGTTTTGCCGTTTTTTCCAAGTCTAACTAGTTTAGTTTCTTGTCTTAACTGTACAAAATCCTTTTTATGAGCATTTTGTTTTTCGCCTTTGTCGTCTTGCGTTACAGCCTCGTTTTGTTTTTTCTGTTTTGGTATTTTATTATCTTTATCAGGTACACAATTAGGTACTTCTTTACCACCTTTGTTTTTCATACCTACTTGTTTATATCCATCCCAGCAAGCTTCTTCAACTTTTTCTTCTTTAGGTACACAATTTGGTACTTCTTTACCATTTTTCTTTTTCATACCTACCATTTTGTAATCTTTCCAACAAGGGTCTTTATCTTCTTTGTTATATTTTTTCTGACTAGTAATCTTGTCGCCAATTTTATTACCTACAGCAGTACCAGCAGCTGTACCAGCAGCCGCGGCCGCTGTTCTACCTAATGCCATTAATGGATTTTCTTTAATGTTTTTAGATACTGCAGCTCTTCTTTTGTGAAGATACTTGTCTGTAGAATCTGTATCGCCATCGTTGTCAATGTCTTTATCTTTTCTATCGTCAAACTTTTTCTTAACAGCGTCTTTATTTACTGGATCTAATTTACTTTCACTTACAACTTTACTTGCTATGTCTTCTAGTGATCCTTTTTTACTTTCAAAGTATTTCTTTTCTACTGATAATTTTACGTCTGTTTGTGGTTTTGAAATAGAAGCTTGTTCAGAAGCAATTGTATTAATCTTATCCTCTAAACTATCTTTTCTTGTATCAAAATATTTTTTGTTCATTACTTTTTGCTCCTTTTTTTAAGTATATCTTCTATAAGAGATTTTGCTGGGTGTATTTGTTCTACTGCCATCAAACGGTTCGGCAGTTTAGGTTCGTTTTGAGCTGCCAATGATCTTTTCGCTCTATCTAATCTTAACTTGTCTTTTAAATCTGCAAGTTTAAGTTGCATATGATGGACATCTGCTTTGTTAATTGCCATTTGTGTTTTATCACCAACGTCTATATCTTTTCTTCGTGCTTCAGTATCTTTGATACGTGCTGATAAATCTGCAATTTTCTTTTGTGTTCCTGTAGCCATCGCCTGTGCCATTTTAGAAGCGTCTTCTTTGACATTATGATGATCTTTACCACAAGATTTACATGGTGATTGACCACATTTACACTCACAAGATTGTTCTACTAATTTTGATATATGAGGTATGTTTGCTTGTTTGATTGCTAATTGAGTAGGTATATCCATGTTTTTAATATGGGCTTTAACTGCAGGTGTAACATCACTTGCCTTTTTATTCTGCCAAGTTTTCTTAATGTTTTGTATCTGCGTTGAGTTCAACTTACTCTTTAGATAATCACCTACATCTTCCATTGTCATAATTGCCTTACCGCCTTTTGCAATAACAGATTTAATAAACTTCTCTGCCTCGTCTTTATCGTCATAATAAGCATTAGCAATTTTACCACCTTTTGAGTATGAAAATTTAACTGAATATCTTTCGTTTATATCTTCGTTAGTTCTTTTTAAAACGTTTGCAACATCTGGATGTTTTGATAAACCTTTTGCAAGTTTTTCAATTGCCTTTACAGCACCATCATAGTTACCTTGTTTGTATCTAGGATCGTTTGCAATACCATATGCCTGTTTAATTTGTTGAGAAGTAAACTCTACTATAACTTCTTCTTTTCTTAATATTGCTTTAGCAATATCGTGTGCTTTTGTAATTGTTTTTTTATCTACAGGTTTTTCATCATTGTACATATCTTTAGCTTTAGCCATACCAATTGCGTATGCACCATCTTTAGATACATCTTCTTTCTGCATTCCTTTTATATCAGGACTGTTGTCAGATTTAAACTTGATGTTACCTCTTAATGTATCTTGTGTAACAGATACTTCTTTGTTACCTTGTGATCTTAATTCTTTTGCTCTGTTTTCAGCAGAGTCTTTTGTTTTAAAAGGTGACGCATATCTTTTGCCATCTTTACCTCTCCACCTTGCTACATAAACAGTTGTAAATTCGTTTAGGGATTCGTAATCCCAACCACTTCTATATCTTGTTACCATTTCTTACAACTCCAATATCTTGCTTTCCATTTAGGTCCTGGATTATCACAGTTATGTCTTGCTCTGAAGCTTCTTCTTCTTGCAGGATCATCCGCTTTGATTTCCATATTAGGATCACCAAACGATACTTTTACTATATTATCGTTAGGGCCTTTTGTGTAAACGTAAAACTTTTTAGAACCACCTCTAACAGGTTTGTTCAAAGTAACTTTCTTACCTTGATGTTCTGCTTCTGTAATTTGTGATGGGAAGATTCCCCACTCATCTGCTTCTTCTTTCATAAAGTCTTTAAATGATAACTTAAAGCCTTCAGTAGCACCTAAATCTTTTCTCATTTCTGCTTTAGATTTATTGTACTTTCTTTGAAATTCCTCTGGATCCAAACCGCCTTCTACCTTAGATTTAAGGTCTATTGCGATCTCTTTCATTCTTCCTTCTTGCATATTACTATTGGTGTCAATCACTTTATTGAACATTTTATTGTATGTTTCTTCAATTTTAGATTGCCACTCTTCCCCATATCTTTCCTTATATTTATTAATAGTTTCTTCTTTACTTGCCCATTCTTCTATATCTTTTAACTCAACTTTTTTGTTGTCTGTCATGCTTATGTCCTTACTTGCGTTAACATTAATTAAATTATCACTATGTTTACTTGGACTATAAGAACCACCTTGATACTTAGGATTGTAGTGTTTTTCGCCTGGCGTTATTGAAGATGTATATTTTGCCCAATCATGTCCTATTTCATAGGCTTCTGGTATACCATCTGTATTAAATTCATTACCTCTATGATGAGGTTCTCTTTCTGATTTTGTCTTCAATTCTCCATACATTTGTTTAAAACCTTTTGTATGTTTACTAGGTTTTATTTTTGCTACTTTGTCAGCCTTATTACTATCTGACTTTCCTTTAAGTTTATTTGATCGTTCTTCTAATTTTACTGAATAGACAGGAGTTTCCATGATATTATATAGCCAACATTTGTGTAGGCTCATCTCCTCGTCTTCCAAGGTAACATAGTTTGTTCCTCTTCTTACAATGACACCAGTTATATTATTCTCCATATCATCAACTATATCTCCTACGTCATATAAATGCTCTGAAATATATTTGTCCCTTAATGTCATCTTATCTAACTCCTCTTTTGTTGAGGCAGTTATAAATGGTTTAAATCTAAATGCACTATCAACTTCAAACGAAGCTGCTAACATCATTCCTTTTCTTACATTTCTGAATAAGTCTTGTGCATTTTTTGAGTTAGCAAAACCAGACGGCAGTCCTTTTTTGAAACTTGCAAAGTCTTTTGATTTTGCAGCCGCTCTCATTTTACTAGCACTCATTCCCGTAGCACCTTCAGCGTCAGGATCTCTTTCTCCTGCTGAAACTACAGATATACTATCAAAGTCATATAGACCATGACGGCTCTTAACGCCGTTATATTTTTTTAAGATAGTATCAAATTCTCTTACTCTATCACTACCTGCAACCATCGTTATGTTTGAGTAACCTCTTTTATATAAATCAGTTACAATATCCAATATCATGTTTGATGGATTAAGTAGTATGCTTCTGCTATGTCTAGGAAACATTTGTTTCATTGTTGCTAACTTAACTCTAGCATTCAATGGGTTTTTAGATGTGTCTTCAGATTTACTTAAATAAATTCTGTAGTCATCTGTTCTTTGTTGCGCCACTTTGTTAATAAGTTTTTCGTGTCCTATTGTAGGTGGGTTAAAACGGCCAAAGGTAAATGCTATTGATCTACCCTTGGCCTCTTTTATTTTAGATAACGATTTTAGTTCGGCAGGTGTAATCTTGCCATCTTCCATAATCTCTTTCAACTTTTTGAAAAATTTGAGATAATGATACTTTTCTAACATCTTATAAATCACATTTTTCGGAAGTCGGTTTTTCACACCAAACTTTCTAATCTCGTCTGGTGACATATCTTTACTAAAAGCGTCCTTTCGGTCGTTAATAGTCTTGTCGCCAATATCAATTAGAGTGTTAATAGAATCTTTAATCTCATCTAGCTTTTTAGAAACTAAACTTGACAAGTTATCAATATCGGAGCTTGTCAAATCTTTTAGTTCCTCATAATCAATCATATCCCTTACGAGTTCACCTTTAACAACATCTATTTCAGAAACACGCTTCTGAAAATCCGATACGTATTTTTCTGGTTCAAAGGTTCCAGGTTCTGGTTTTTTGATCCACTTGTTAGTGTCTATATCAAAAGTACCATCTGCCATGTCCCTTGCCTTACTAAATGTATCAGGATCTATTATGGAGAAGTAGTTGATAGGATGCTCTGTGCCTGGTATAGTTTTACCATTTATCTGTCCTTGATATTCTCTAATCTCATCATGTACCTTTTCTTGTTCTGCTTTTGAACCAGGTATATCAAATAAGATATTAACATCTAGGTCGGCATCAGCCCTATATTGTTTTGTAAGTATTGAACCTATTAAGGTATACTTAACTACTTTACCAAATTTTTCAAATGTCTTTACGCCATCTAATACTTGTTTTTTTACAGATGGTTTTAAAACAGGATTAGGAGTATCTGCTTTATCAAATACACCTCTTGCATACGTTTTTCTAGGTATGTCTATGATAGACTCTTTTATGAAATCTTTAAATCTCATCTTTTGCGAGCCTCTAATTCTTTTTTCATCCATTGTTTGGCCTTATAATTCTGTACTGGCGCTGTAATAAATCTTCTTACTAACTTGCCAATTCTGTTCATTGTAAGAGTGACTAACTCTAAATCAGATTTATTGTTATCTACTACAATAAATTTAGCCATACCAAATAGTCTTTGAAACTTACCAATATTGTTTTGTACACCTTCCCAACTAGATTTTGTAATATACTCTGGGATGGTTCTTTCACGTCTGGCGTTTCTTGCCAATGCGACTTCTAAACTTGTATTAACAAATACCATATAACTATCATAACCAAGTTGTTGCAACATGTTATGGTTTCTAGCAATTACATCATAATCTCTACCTGTGCTGTCAATTACTAAACCAAGTCTGCCTTGTACATATTTATCTAATTGTGAAATAGCAGTTTGTTTTGCACGGCTTCTAATTATGTTTCTAAAGTATTCTTCTTCGTCTGGCATACTTAAAGATAGGTTTGCTTTCTTTAAGTTTCTTTCAAATGTAGTATCTGAATTAACAACTTTTAAACCTGTACCTGCAAATGCTGATTGGGTTACAAATGATTTACCTGATCCAGGACCACCTGCTAGAAAGAACGCTTTGAATATACCTGGGTCATAAACACCTTCAGATAAATGTTGTATAAAACTATTGACCGCCATTGTCTATCCTTCTTATAATTTCTTTTGCTGTTTCTTCAGGTGTACCACCCTCAGCAGTTACACTAATAAAGTTATCTTTTTTTCTAAAGTATTCTACAACAGGACCTGTTTCTCTTTTGTATAGTTCTATTCTGTTGTTTATAATCTCTTCCGTATCGTCTGCTCTACCTCTTGCAAGTAATCTACGTAATACTTCTTCTCTACTTACATCTAAAAATACTGCATAATCATAACCTATTTCGTTCTTCTCCATGTCTTCAACTTGTTGCATATATCTAGGCCAACCATCTAATACATAACCTTTAGGTGACTTCTCAATTTTATCTTTAATTAACTCTAATACTATTTGATTAGGAGCAAACTCACCTCTATCAATAATACTTTTTGCAATCTTACCTATTTCTGTTCCTTTTTCTACTTCTTTTCTTAACATGCCACCTGGGTAAATGTGAGTAATATCATATTCTTTAACAAGGTATTCTGTATATGTTGATTTACCTGAACCAGGTCCACCTAACATAACAATTCTTTTACGGCCTATTTGTTCAAATATAAAATCTCTAAAACTTTTCATCCTTTTATCCAGTTCTTAGCAAGTGTAAAGTTAGCAGTACTAAACTCTAATCTATCTACTAGTTTTACTGCGTTGCCCATTCTATCTACAGCAACGTAGCCTTCAGGATTAGTTACTACAAAACCATTACCTTTTTGTAGAAATGTTCCCATTGATTTAATTTGATTCATTTTACTTACTAGAAAGTTCTTTACTCTTTGTAAAGTTACGTAACTAGCAATCGCAAAGTAAATATCGTTCTCATTGCTATCAATGAATCTTAAACCATCGTTTTTTATTTGTTCGTATTTCTTTTTAGCATTAGCAGTTTTTCTTTTTGACACCTCGTCATCTAATACTTTAGCGTAATATGTTCTAAATTCTGATTGTAATTTTCTGACATTCTGTATAGATTGTCCTGCTCTTATTTGTGTATTAAAAAATATCTTTAATCTAGCACCGACAGATAATAAATTAGTTTGTCTTTTTAATAATTCTAAAATTCTTTTACCTTTTGATATTGATCCCATTGCCATTCTTAACATACTATCATACTGAGCGCTTTCTGTAGTTGTAAATGTAGCAACACCAGATGAGTCTTTATAACTTGCGTCATCAAAAAATACTGCTGGCGTCTTTGCAAAACGATTTACATTGACGCCAAAACTTGCTTTTAAATTGGACATCTTTTTGCCTGTGTAAGAAGTGTGAAAGATGATACCTAGTTTAGCTCTTTTGATTTTTCTAGCAAGGTCAGTATTTTCTGGTACAGCGTAAGTGATTGTATTAGGTGTAAATGCAATGGCATCCTCACCTCTTATAGATACGGACTTAATGTCGCCAGGTGTAAACAACAAGTCGCCTTGTACAACACCTTTGATACCTAATTTTGGTAATTCTTTTAAACATACAGATAGTTTATCTACTAAACCACCTGCGTGATTTTTTCTAATGTCTGATTGTGTGTAATTGATTTTAGGAGTTACGTTGAATACAGATTTTGATCCAACAAAAAATCTGCCGTTTTCAGGATTGACACCACAGAATACAGCAGGTGCACCATCCCATTTAACAGATACGTTTAACTTTCTACGAGATGAACCAATAAGCATGTTTCTTATAGATTTAAGAAACTCTACCGCATTGACACCACCTTGGTATCCGTTATTAATAATTTCGTCTTCTAAATGTTCTAAATGAGTGTTCTTTGCCTCATTTAAGTATTGTTTAAAACTGTACATTTGTCTCCCACTATACCCATTATAACAAAAAATATCGCTCTTGTCAAGCAAAAAATATCAAATAATCCCATAATAAATCACTTCTTACTAGACTATTTATACTATTTTGCTATTACAAATTTACCTGATAGGGGAGTCCTTGATGTTATGTACTCAAACATCAATCTTAAAACTTTATTGCCTTCATCTTTTTTATTGTCTTTAAAAAACCTTTTAAGTATTGGCATAACTTCGTTGATGACATATATGGCACTTATAGCACCTCTTTCAAAATCAAATCTTGGTTTATCTTTTCTTAAATATTCTATCTTTTTTAATGCGTCAAAGTATTTTTGTTCACCTCTTTTATACTTGTCAAGTATTTGTTTTGCAACATCTGGATTTACAAAGTGTATAATTTCTGATAATACTTTCATAGAGCCAATTGAACCACCTCTTGCCTCTGCCTTTGAGAATATAGCTTCTGCAACAAATCTTTTTGCACTAGGGTCATGTCTTAATTTTATATCACCACCAGACTCTAATAGTATTCTCATATCTCTAGTATTACCTTTTGCAGGATACTTAACCTTCTTATATGGTTGCCAATCTGTTACACCTTTTATAGCAACTTTTTTGATATACTTTATTTCTTCTTTTCTATCAAAGTTTACCATTTGTAGTATGGCTTCTTTTGTCGTTTTTTTAAGTGATAAAGGAAATAAATCACCACTATCTATTAGATCAGATGTAATGATGTTAAGATTTTGAAAAGTATAGATTCTTTCTTTTGCACCTTTTAATTCTTCATGTAGTGCCTTTTTAGCTTTATCTGTTGCAAGGTATATATCTGCAGGATTCCATTTGTTTAGATTACCAAATTTAGTTTGTGATTTATAACCTGACTTGTTTGCTATCTTAAATAACTTTTCTATAGTGCCCATTATTTCTTGGTCACCTCTATAGTAAAAGATGTCCTGAAAACCTTGTTTAGCGATTTTAAAATCAGGATCTATTTTAGTTATGTCGTTGATTAATTTTTTTGCAATCTGTAAAGATGATACGTACCATTTAGTATCTTTCTTTAAAAATAATTCTAATTCGTTTAGTGCTACGCCAGGTGTTTCAATGTTCTTATGAGCTGCCTTTAAAGTAGCGTCTGTTATTTGATTTCTAAAATCTGTATAATCAGGATACTTTTTAGGGTCAAATAGTTGATTAGTTCTTTGAACACCTATGTAATCTGCAATTGAACAAAACAATGCCTGTGATGATTCTGCTAGTGTGGTTAAGTCTGCCATAGATATATTTATCTACGGCCTCTGCTCCTTGCTGGAGAATTGTAGTTTGTTTTACCTTTATCTGCGATTTTTTCTTCTTCGGTTCTACAATCAAAGAAAGGTGGGAAACCAAAGACACCAAATGTCTTATGTTTGTTTTGAAATTTTGTAAGTTTCTTTACATCTTCCTCAAAGAAAGACTCTTGCAACACTAACTTACTAGGCATTTCAACGCAACGCCATATGATTTCGCCTTTTGACTTAACCATTTCTGTCTTGTAATAGATAGATGGTTTTCTTTTTCTTGCTGGTTTTTTCTTCATAGATTCAGTATTAATTTAGCTTCTTCACTTAACATATCTCTACTAAATGGTGGAGTATGTGTTAATATAATCTTTACATTACCTTCACCTGCTACACGTTCAGTAGCTTCTTTTATATCTTTGCTTATTTGATCTGCCATAGGGCAAAGCATAGAGGTTAGTGTGTGAGTAATTGTAACTTTATCTTCTTTTATATCAATGTCGTAAATCAGTCCTAAATTAAATACATCTACAGATGGCATTTCAGGATCATAAACCTTTTTTAGTTCTTCTATTATTTTATCTTTCATTATACTTTAAAATCTGAAAACTTATCATACACGTCCACAGATTGTGGGCCTGATGGTTTCTCAATCTTCTCCTTACTTTCTTGGTTACTATCTACAATCTGTTGAGCAGATTGTTCTACATCATATAATCTCATCTTGCTTCTATCTACACCAATTATAAATGCACGATTAACAGCAGGATCATTATAACGATTCTTTAATTGTTTAACTTTGATTTGACCAAGTTCTTCAAGTTCATCATTTGAAATAAGAGCAAACATGAAGTCAGCAGTTGCAGGAAGACCAAAACTTTCTGAAGTATCTTCAAGCCCTACGTCACTTGATAGATAACCAGATCTGGTTGTTTGAGTAGCAGATACAATAGGTACATCATATTGTACTGCAAGACCTCTTAATTCTTCAGCAATTGCTTTTACATAAAAGTATGAGGATATATTGCCACCTTTAAATCTACTACTAGAGCAAATGTTTAGATAGTCAATGAATACTATATCAGGTTTAAATGATTTCTTTAGGGCAAGTTCATCTATCAAAGATTTAAAATGACCTGCATGAGCAGCTGCCGTAGGATATTCTTTGATGATTAGTTGACCATTAATTTTGTTTTGTAATTTAGATGTTTTGTTATCGTATATTTCTTTTGGCATTTCATAGAGGTCATCTATGGTTACATCTAATAAGTTAGCGTCAATTCTTTCTGCGATACGTTCTTCAGCCATCTCTAAAGTTATATACAATACATTCTTACCTTGTGATATAACACTACTAGCGAGATGACACATAAACAAAGACTTACCAACACCAGTACCTGCAAGAGCAACGTTAAGTGTTTTAGGTGGCAGACCACCTTTAGTTATTCTATTGAAGTATGAAAGATCAAACTTTAATCTCTCCTCTGTTCTATGGTAATAATCAAATCGCTCATCTGTTTGAGCAAGATAATCATGCCCTATATGTCTATCAAATGAAACGCCAAGTGCTTGTGATAAGATACTAGGTATTGCTTCTGGTGTATGTTTCTTATCTTTACCATCTATGATTTTGATACCTTGTAATACTGCATTGTACACAGCACGGTCTTTACAAAACTTTTCAGTTGTATCTAACAACCATTGTTGTTCAACTTCTTCGTGTTGTAAACTATTTAATAATGATTTTGTATTTTTATATTCGTCTTCGGTAAGTGTTTTGTTATTTGATAATTCAATTTCAATTGCTTCTTTTGTAGGGAGATTATTATATTTTACAACAAAAGCATTTATGATATTAAATAGAGTTACCTCATCTCTATTTCTAAAGAAGTCAGGTTTGATAAATGGTAATGTTTTTCTTGTAAAATCTTCGTTGTAAATTAGATTAGATAATAACGTCTTCTCAAACATAATGTAGATAACTCCCTATAATATACTTTGGTTGATTGATTGGTTTCTGTCCTGCGTGTCTAAATGTCCACAATGGTGGGAATACGAGCACCTTACCTGCCTCTGGTTTAACTGATATATCGTAATCTGGAAATGTTGTTTCGCCGCCATCATTGTTATTTAAATACATAAAAAAAACTAAAAATCTTCTAGCACTATTATAGTTAGTCACATCTACATGTGTTTGGAATTCATCTTCGTTGTTAGGTTCATACTTCTTAAATCTTATCTGTTCAAAGCCAAACTTTTCTGGCCATTGTTTTAATGAGTCTATATTAACATCTTTTACATATTTGTCAACAACCTGTCGTAATTTAGGAAAGATTATATCTGCATATTCTTTCCAGTCTGAAAACATGTTAAGATTAATTTCTGTAAATGACATATGACCTTTTAAATTTGTTTTAGATTGTTGATGTTGCGAATCTTCAAACTTATCAATAAGGTGTTGACATTGGTCCTTTTTAAGTACATTTTTGTATGTACATATATAATCACTTTTGAAACTTAATTTGACCATTCTCTAATTGTTTTTCTACGACCTCTACTAATATGTCGCCTATGTAATTTCTAAAATCAATACTTGTTGTATCAACATCATTAGGATTCTTTTTAATATCATAATCAAACTTTAAAGGCAGCTCACCTCTTTCATTTTCTTCCGAGGCAAACTTTACATGACCATATGTGTATATGATGTCTTTGTAAGGTCCTTCTACAATCTTTATACAACTATAATCATCAACATCACGTTGAGCAAAGACGTATCTATTCTGTGCCATAAAGGAATTCTTTTTTGGCTGCTTCGTCAATTTGAGTGAGAACATCTTTAGTAAAGAATTTATCAGGTTCATTATTGATAGTTTTAGCATATTGTTTACTTCCGTCAGGTAGTTCTATTCTTGTTGATACTGATTTAAATATACCATGTTTGATAGCGAGTTCTAATAACCCATAGTACTTATCAAGGCCATCTTTGTATGTTAATCTTACATCAACCAAAGCATTCTCTTTTGTCAACCTTGACTTATAATTCTTACAATGAATAATATTACCAATGATTTCTTTACCATCTTTCTCTTTACGTTTAGATAGATACACGATATTACTAGCAGCGTATTTTAAACCACTACCACCGCCCATCTCCTTTTGAGGAAACATTGAGCCGATAACATCATATGTATGATTGGTCATAATCATAGGTACTTTTGCTTTGCCAAGTTTTAAAGTCAATACTCTAAATGCAGCTTTTACAATCTGCGACCTAGTCATATCTCTAGTTTCTTTACCTTCGGCAGTATCTTCCATTTCTTTTGTAGTAGATAACATACCTAAACTATCTAATACAAACATTAGAGGTTTTCTTTTATCTTCACCTTGTTCTAGGTATTTGTCAATCACTTTGATTGATTGATGTCTAAACTCTTGTACTGTGGCAACTGGTACAATAACCATTCTGCTACTGTCTATACCACGACTTTCAACTAAATCTTTTGTTAACGCACTTTCTGATTCAAAGTAAATCACACCTGCGTCTTTGTTTTTATCTAAAAATGCTTTTACAATTCCTAATGCAAAGAAAGTTTTACCTGTTGCAGCTTCACCTGCAATTGCTGTAATTTTATTTGATGGCATACCACCATAGATTGAACCTGATAGTAAAGCATTAAAGGCAAGGGAACCTGTATCAATAAACGAATCAACGTCACCTGCTTCTACACCCTCACTTACTAGTGTGGCATATTCATTACCAGTTTCTTTTATTATATCTTTTAAAAAATCACTCATATTAATTCTCCTTATGTGTATGTATTATATCAGTATTTGTATCTATTGTCAAGCCTCTAAAATAGTGTTGCTCTCCTACTATGTCTAAAGTAATCTAGTTTTTCTTTTGAAAAACACCAAACGTTTTCAATATATATTCTATTCATAAACTCTGCTTTTTCTTCGTCACTTTCAAATAACTTATCTGATTTAGGACGTTGCATAATCCTCATACCTATCTGACCTACAAAGTTATCTTTTAAACTATCAACTAATTCATCACTTGAATAATATCTCTTATTCTTAATATTAGGGTCCATGATGTTTACAAACATATGCTTTGACCTTTCAAAACTCTTTTGAGCAACAGGCAGATAAAAATCATCACGCCATTTAGAATATTCATCAAACTTATGCCATGATTGATTTTCTTCTTTTTCACCACCTTCGTTATATCTTTCTGTAGAGAAATATGGTGGACTTGTAAATGCACAATCTATATTGTCAATTTTATCCCATGGTAAATCTTCAGCACCACAGTTATAGATAGTTACCTTTTTAGGTTTAGATAAGAAACTATTATATGTTTCTACTTGTTTTAAATATTGTTTGTAAGTATTAGGGTTAGGATCACAACCGATATATTCTTCAGCGTCACTAGTAAAGAAACCTGCAAGTCTATCGCCCCAACCACATGATGTATCTAATACTTTTTTAGCATTTGTCATCTGATAGATTGTCTTTGCTACATTTGGTTTAAATTGTGTTGCGATATATGTACCTAATCTAAACGCTGACATGTAACTCTTATCATCTAATCTACCACCTCTTAATTCTATTTTGTTATCTACTTCAACAGGTTTCATACCATTGATACCACGCCATATAGGACCTAGACAACGCCATATATCTTTCGCTGTACCATTCTCCCATACATCTATTGGTGCTTTAAAACCAAAACTACCACAATTCAATCTTAAATGTTGATGAAAGTAATTTGATATGTCATTGAAATTAGATGGTGCGTC